TCGGTCTTGAGTTTCGTGGCGGTTCAACCCCAAACATTACATCGTACAGCCGTGTAGGGTCTGCTTATCTCCCGATGACGTTGGATACATCGGAAAGCATTTTCTCTATTTCCGGCACCGAAGGCTTTCGCCTCACCTCCTCCACGCTCTACACAGCGTCGGGGATTAACGTCGGCATCGGGACGAGTTCGCCCTCATACAGATTCCAAGCAGTTCGCAGCGGTGACGGAATCACTGCTGGTATCTCTGGCGGCACCTACGGCATTCGCTTTGACAACGGCGGTACGTTCAGCAGCGGCGCATCCACTATTCATGGCGTGGATTCAACACTTGTAGGCTCATATCAGCAATTAAATCTGAATGGCTCTGTGTTGACGTTTCAAACAGCAGCCACCGAACGCGCCCGCATCCCCGCAGACGGTGGTTTTCAATGCCTAACCAGTATCTCTGTGGGCAACGCCACACCAACCACTTCCGGCGCCGGCATCACTTTCCCCGCCACGCAGTCCGCATCGTCCAACGCCAACACGCTGGATGATTACGAGGAAGGTACGTGGACGCCGAGCGTAATCGCCGGATCAATAAGCGGGACTAATATAACGTATAACGGAGTCTATACAAAAATTGGAAGAGTGGTGATTCATAACTTAATAATAGAAACCTCTGTTAACGACTTGGTAGTTGGGAGTTATGTCGGATTTTCCGGACTTCCTTTTAGTGTAGTAACCCAGAGTAGTGGTAGCGTTACGACAGAAGATATTGATTCCAACACTAGAAATGGATTCGCATCTGTTGGAGGAACCACGATGACTCTTGGCCCGTGCGGAAGCGCAACAGGCACTCAAAAATTAGCAGTTACGGTAGTAGGATACATTTAAGTATCTGCATCGGACGGTGCAGACGGACAGTCCAAGCCAAAGGAGATAAAAATGGCTAGTTTTGAAGAAAAAGTTTATGTGTCTCAGTTTGATATCCAGCCTACTGGCTGTATCGGCGTTCGTAAAACCACCGAAGTCCTCAAAGACGGTGTGGTAATTTCGTCAACGTATTGGCGTACAACGCTAGTGCCGAACGATCCGCAGGCGCAGGATGTACTGGGCGCAGAGCCGTACTACTTGAACATCGCCAACTATGCGTGGAGTCAACCATCTCCGCAGCCGTATAACCCGCCTGCACTGTAAGGAATAGTCATGCCTACTGTAATCACATGGAACATTTCCGTTTTGAACTGCATCCCGCAAACCGCAGAGGGCGCGGATTACGTCGTCACGGCGCACTGGCAGTGCAACGGCGTAGACGGCCAATACAACGGCAGCGTCTACTCGACCTGTTCGTTTCCCGTCGTGCAGGGTGCGTTCACCCCGTATGACCAACTCACACAAGATCAAGTGCTGGGCTGGATTTGGGCCAACGGCGTGGATAAGGACGCGACCGAGGCTGCGGTGGAGCAGCAGATTGAGAACCAGAAGAATCCTCCGATCGTCTCTCCCAAGTTGCCGTGGGTAGCGTAATGATCAAACTTGAATTGACGATTGAAGAAGTCAACGCCATTCTGCAGGTGCTTGGGCAGTTGCCCACCTCGTCGGGTGCGTGGCCGCTGGTTGTTAAAATCAAGGAGCAGGCCGACCCGCAGGTGCCAAAGGAAGAAAAGAAGGAGCCGTGACATGTCTGAGCAGGGTCAGACCGTGGAACTAGCATTGCTTCGTAAAGACATGGAGCTTTTGCAGAGCGACATGGCAGAGGTAAAGGGCGACCTTAAAAAGCTCGCCGACGCATGGTCTACGGCAGAAAATCTTGTTGCCTTCGTGAAGTGGCTTGCAGGTCTTGCGGCTGGCATCGGGTTACTGGTTGCCTTCTTCAAGGGCTTTATTCTCCCAACAAAGGAGTAACGCCTTGGCGTTAATTCCGCTCAACATCCAGCCGGGCGTATATCGCAACGGCACAGACTACCAAAGCAAGGGCCGCTGGCGCGACGCCAGCCTCGTGCGGTGGTACGAGAACACCATGCGCCCGGTGGGCGGGTGGCGTAAGCGAGCCTCTGGGCAGCTCACTGGGAAGTGCCGTGGCATCCTAGCGTGGCGCAGCAACGCCAACGCGCGCTGGATCGCTCTGGGAACCCATAGCAAGCTCTACGCGATGAACGAGGCGGGCACGCTGACGGACATCACCCCAGCCGGGTTTACGGCAGGCTCCGCCGACGCGGTGCTTAACCTTGGGTACGGCGGAGGCCCGTATGGGCTTTTCTCTTACGGCACTCCGCGTGCTGATACCGGAACGGTAACGCCTGCGACGACGTGGAGTCTAGACAATTGGGGCGAGTACCTGCTCGCCTGCTCTAACGCCGACGGAAAGATTTACGAGTGGGACTTGAATACGGCCAACGACGGGGTGGCGTTAGCAAACGCGCCGGTCAGCAATAAGGCCGTACTCGTGACCGCAGAGCGTTTTGTGTTCGCTCTTGGCGCTGGCGGTAATGCCAGAAAGGTTGCATGGTCTGACCAAGAAGACAACACCATGTGGACGCCTGCGATTACGAACCAGGCTGGAGACATCGAACTAGAGACGGTGGGTTCTATCGTCGCCGGGAAGCGGCTTCGCGGTGTGAACTTAATCTTTACGGATGTTGACGTCCACACGGCCCAGTACCAGGGCGCGCCGTTTGTGTACGGCTTTGAGCGCATTGCGACCGGGTGCGGGGTGATTTCTGCGCAGGCCGTTGCAGCCGTTGAGTCTGTCGCCTATTGGTGGTCTCCGGCTGGATTCTTTACCTATGACGGATTCGTCCGCCCGCTAAAGTGTGACGTGCTTGATTACGTTTCAAACAACATATCGCAGGCACAGCGTTCTAAGGTGTACGCGGTCGCAAACAACCAGTTTGGCGAGGTGTGGTGGTTTTACCCGTCAGCCTCTAGCAACGAGGTTGACTCTTACGTTGCGTACAACTATCGAGAGGGGCATTGGACGATTGGCTCGCTCGGACGCACGGCTGGGACAGACCGCGGCGTTTTCAACTATCCGCTGATGGTGTCTAGCGACGGGTACGTTTACGAGCATGAGGTCGGCGTGACTTACGACGGCTCTACGCCATACGCGCAAAGCGGCCCGATAGAGCTTGGCGGCGGTGATCGTATTATGATGGCGCGCCAGTTGATTGCGGATGAAAAGACGCAAGGGTCTGTCGGCGTGCAGTTCTTGACAAGTTTTGCCCCAAACGGATCGCAGACGACAAAAACGTATACCATTGACTCCATCTACACGCCCGTTCGATTCACGGGCAGGCAGGTTGAGATGAAAGTGACTGGCGACTCTATGACAGACTGGCGTGTTGGCATGATGCGCCTCGATGCAGTCGCGGGCGGCGAGCGATGAACCACGAAGAGGTTGAGGGGCTGGAGTACGTCACCCCGTTTCGAGAGCTGATTGAGCGCGCGCTCGCAGAAGGCTACGGGCAGATGAATTACGCCGACGTAGTGGAAGGATTAAAGAATGGCGAATACCAGTTTTGGTCTTCGGAAAATTCTTGCGTCATCACGACGATTGATGTTTTCCCAAGGCTAAAGCAGCTTACCGTGATTATAGGCGCGGGTGACTTGAGGGAGATTGACGAAATCATCCGCCCTGTTCTTGAAGAGTGGGCACGGCACATTAACTGCGACACGATGCTAATTATGGGGCGCCCCGGCTGGCAGCGTGCTCTGGAAGGCTACAAACGCACCGCGGTGGTGCTCGAGAAAAGACTATGAGCAATCTTTTTAAGTCCAAAAAGACAGAAACATCAAAGACGGAGATTGACCCGCAGGTCTATAACCGTATCTTAGAGAATCTGCAGTTCGCGGAGCAGGTGGCTGAGATCCCGTATGAGCCGTACCGCGGTCTAATGGTCGCGCCGTTTACGCGCGACTACATGGCCGGCGAGGAAATGACGCGGCGGATTGCGCAGGAAGGCGGCTTTGTTCCAGAACTGGAGCAGGCTGCTCGCGCGGCGCAGCAGGCCCTCGGCTACCAGCCTGAGCGCATCAGCGCGGAGCGTATCGGCTCATCCCTTGCGGGTGGCCCTGAGCGCATCACAGCGGGCCAGGTCGGCACCAAGTTCTCGGCCAAAAACGTAGGCGCCTCGCTTGCCGGCGGCCCTGAGCGGGTGTCGGCCGGCAGGGTTGCCGCGCCGGCCGCGGCGCAGAGAATTAGCGCCGGGCAGGTTGGGACTAGGTTTTCTCCTGAGCGTATCCAAGCGGAGCGCATCGGGGCCTCTCTTGCAGGCGGCCCGCGGATGGTCTCTGCCGGGCAGGTCGGCACCACGTTTGCGCCAGAGCGGATTGGCGCGGGCCGCGTCGGTACGACGTTTGCGGCGCGTGATGTTTCTGCGCCTGGTGCTGCACCGATGGCGCAGGCGGCCTCATTCCTTGGGCGAGACGTGGGCGGCGACTTAAATGCCTACATGAATCCGTACCAGCAGGGCGTGATTGATGTGGGGGTCTCCGACATTGACCGCGCCCAAGAGCAGGCGCGGATGCAGCGCGCGCAGCGCGCGACCGCAGCGCGTGCCTTTGGTGGCTCGCGTGCTGCGATTGAGGAAGGAATCGCCGCGGGCGAGGCGGCTCGTGAGCGCAATCGGTTTGTTGCCGAGCAGCGGGCGCAGGGGTTCCGTGAAGCCGCCGCGCTACGAGAAGCAGATGTGGGGCGGCAGCAGCAGGTTGCGCTCTCCAATCAGGCTGCGGCGCAGGAAGTGATGCGCCTCTCGCAGGCGGGCCAGATCAGCAACCAAGAGCGCGACATGCGATTGGGGCAGCTTGGGCTCACTGCAGAGACGGCCAACGTGCAGTCTGAGCTTGAGGCGGCGCGGGCCAATCAGGCGGCGCAGCAAGAAGCGCAGCGCCTTTCCCTCGCCGGGCAGACGACCAACGTGCAGGCTCAACTCGAGGCAGAGCGCGCCAATCAAGCGGCGGTGCAGGAGTACATGCGCGCCGGGTTGACCGCCGAGCAGGCGAACCAGCAGGCGCAGATGGACGCGGCTTCGCGTAACCAGCAGGCGCAGCAGGAGGCGCAGCGGCTTGGGCTTACTGCCGAGACCACGAACGTGCAGGCTGCTCTCGAGGCCGCCCGTGCGAACCAGCAGGCACAGGCCGAGCGTGAAAGGCTGGCCGCGCAGACCGGGCAGTTCAACGTGCAGTCTGGCCTTGAGGCTGCTCGCGCTAACCAGTCGGCGGTTCAGCAGTACATGCAGATGGGCCTAAGTGCAGAGCAGGCAAACCAGCAGGCTCAGCTTGACGCGCAGCGCCTTGGGAACCAAGCCCAGCAGTTTAACGTGCAGTCTCGCCTTGAGGCGTCGCGTGCGAACCAGGCCGCAACTCAAGAGTACATGCGCATGGGGTTGTCGGCCGAAGAGGCCAACCAGCGCGCAATGATGGAGG